ATGGGATCCCCTTCTGACAGTGGCAAACAAAGTGATATTGAACTGTCTCATCTTGGCGAATATGCAGTAAAAGGTGAGATATACATGATTACACTTTGTTTTACTTTGCTAACTTTTAGTGTTCAGCACGCCCCAGAAAAATCTGAAATGATTGAGTGCACTGTTTGGGTGCAGGTGCTCGGGTGGGGGCTGCTTGCAATCTCTGGAGTTCTAGGTCTTTTAATCTTAAGGATTGTGTCACGTAGATTTGCGGTTCTTTTAGGCAAGAAGGCGTTCGAAGAAAGTCTTAAAGCTGATTCAGCATATAATACACAAAAGCGCATACATTTCGGCAATATGTATGATGACTTTGACGACAGACTAAGGCAGAGAAATAATGTCATATGGAAACTGCAAATGTTGGGGCTGGTAGTTGGTATACTATGTTTGGCTGTCTCAAGAATTGCAGATTATCTATATAGTTGAGTGCTGACCAGTCAACTCACTCCTCCGGCTCTTCAATCAGCCTCGCTAACTCCGGTGGCAGGTTTTCCATCTTCCAGTCGATATCGGTGACGTTCACCTGGCTCATGTTCAGGTCGGCGTTCACCGCGATTGGCTTCACTTCTTCATGTCCTTCCAGGTAATGCTCAGTCGTTGCTGACTTCGCGTGGCCGGCCAGTGCCATGATGTATTCGACCGGGTACCCAGCTTTGTAATACATCAAAATGCCCAGGGCACGTATATCGTGAAAGGTGGGGCGTTGTTCTTTTGTGAGGTGGTCGTAGGCGCCTGACGCATCCCGGTACTTTGAGAGCTGTTTACTAAGGTACTGGGGCAGCACTGCAAACGGGTGCGGTTTGGCTGCTCGGGCTTTGGCACTCATGCGCAATGGCCGGTAGTGCACCAGGTACGGGCAGGGCACGTCACTTTTCACCGCGGCACGCAGGGCAGACCAAAGGGCATCTCCGGCTTTTATCTCGATATAGACCGGCTTGTTGTAGTTGCGGGTCTTCTGCTGCAGGACTTTAACTGTGCGCTCCTGCTGGTCTACTGAATCCACATGCATCAGTACCAGGTCACCACGGCGTTGCAGGCTGTAGAGTGCTATATCCATGGTGCGTTGAAGCCATGCTGGCGCTGCGGCCCGGGTCTTCTGAAACCCTTCCCAAGTGTGGCGCTGGCGCACACGTGCTTCGGCCTCCTTGGGCTGCAGTTCATTGGCAGGGTTTGTTTCCCGGTAGCCCTCTGAAATGGCATAGCGAAACATTTTCTTCATCAGCGGCACATGCTTCTGCTGAACATGACCACTTTTGTGCTTGATGTGCTGAGCCAGGTCATAGGTGCTCATATCCTGGCAGGTGCGCTTGCCGAACGCTTCCGCATAACCTTCAAGCAGGTAGCACTTTTCGTCGTAGGTGCGCTGGCTAATCTTACCTCGCTCCAGTTCTTCTTTTAACGTTCCGTTCTGGTATTCATCTATCACCTGGCTCATGGGCGGGTTGCGTGGGTCATACCGCGGCTTGTCCGGATCTGCGGCGATATCCAGTACGCGCTTGATCAGGGCACCGGGTTTATCACGGACGGCAGCCGTCAGGGCAATAGCCGCTTCGGTGGCGACCTGCTTGTCGCTTCCCAGCGGCTCCAGCGTGCCATTTGGCATGCGGTAGTAGTAGAACTCAGCCCCGGATTTCTTTTTAACCCGCTTCATGTGCGGTGCCAGGGCATTCCTTTTCGGGCTCATCAGCTTGCCTTACTTACTCGTGTGCCTGCGTTAGCGGCCAGTCGTGCCAGAATGCTGTCTGCCACGGAATTGCCTGTCAGTTCAATGGCATCAGTGCTGGCGCTTTCGACGCCGGGTGTGTTCTCAGTGTAGCCGTAGGCGGGCTCTCCATCGGGCAGTACGTAGACGAACCACTTCCCGCCATCCTTTATGCCTGGCAACCGGCCCTGCTTGATATCGTTGATGATGGAGTCTCGGCTACGGCTGCCGTCGGTATAGTTCAAGGCGACATAGTCGCGCAGGCACTGTTTCTTTGGCCATTTGGGTTTCATCATTGCTCCTCAAGCTGCCACTTGCTGGCGTTGCTCTACTCGATATGGATTGTTTGCCCGGGCAATGGCCGCCATGGGCGGCGGGCTGACTGAGTTGCCGCACATGTGCACCTGCTGGCTCTTCGTGAATTTACGGCCGTCATGCCCGTGGCTGATGATGTAGTTACCCGGAAAGCCCTGAGCGGCATACAGCTCATGGGGCTGCAGCATGCGCAGGTGAATATCGACGATTACGTAGGGATCGCCTTTAATCCAAACGGTGACCAGGGCAAGGCGGTCACGGGTGGTCAGCGTGTCAGCCGGTGCGCCCAATGAGCGCGCATCGCCATTGCCGTAGTAGTTGATCAGGAACGCAGCACAGCGAAGGGCACCTTCTTCAACCTCGGGTGACAGCTTCAGCTCAACCAGTGAGGTTTTGCCCATGCCTCCGGCTGTAATGGTTGGAGCAGGGGCGTCCACCGCCTGACCCACGCTAGCGCCGAACTGCCGGCTCAGAAATGCTGTGGTTAGCAGGTGATGACCACCTGTCGTTACTGTTGGGCAGGCGTTCGATAGCGGTGTGCTTGCATGACCGGTTGTATTTGTGACCAGCAAGGCGGTAACCAACTGCTGCTGGCTGCCGGTGTTAGTGATAGTGGTGGTCGGGGCATCAAGTGGCTTGCTGTGTGTGGTGTTAAATCCGCCATTGGCTTGGGCCATGAAGGCCGTGGCTACTGCAAACGAACCACCTTTTGGCCAGGCAGTGATCGTATTCAGCGGCTGATCAATCGGCAGAACGGTTTCCTGTGACCAGTTGGAAATAGGCACAAGGAACGGCTCCGAGCGGTCCAGCACTTCACGTTTTACGCCCTTGGCGATGCGGCGCATGGTTGCAGCAGCCAACGGGCGAAGGCGGTTGAAGATGCTCTTACCCGGCACACTCCAGTCGATGCATTCAGCGGCAGTGCGGTAGTGCTGCTGGTCTTTCTTGGGAGTATCTGCGTGCGTGGCTTCCGGCCATTCGATGGGCTCACCATCGCAGCGCGCTACCAGAAACAGGCGCTCACGGCTGGTCGGTGCGCCGTAGTCACAGGCTTTCAGTAGCTCATGTTCCAGGTTGTATCCCATGTCACTGAGTGTCTGGATAAAGCGGCGCCATGTTTTGCCGCGGCGCTTTGGGTCCGGTACCAGGAACTGTTCGTGACGTGGCACACGCTCACCGCGTTCAGCAACGGTGCCATCCAGCTTCATAACACGACCGGTCTTCTTGCAGCGCTTTGCAATGAGCGGTCCCCACTGGCGTATCTGTTTGACGTTCTCCAGGCTGATGACGAGCGGTCGGGTTTTACCTGCCCACTTGGTTACCACCCATGACAGGTTGCGGATCTCGGCTTTGCGGGGTTGTCCGCCAGCGGCCTGGCTGTGGTGGGTGCAGTCCGGGGATGCATGGAACCAACCAATGCGACGACCGGCCAGAACTTCAACAGGGTCCACTTCCCACACGTCAGTTTCAAAGTGCAGGCAGCCCGGGTGATTCGCCTGGTGCATACTGATAGCTGCAGGGTTATGGTTAATGGCGATATGAACCGGGCGTTCCAGTCCCATTTCCAGCCCAGTGCTGGCGCCGCCTCCACCGGCGAATAGATCGACGTTGATATAGTCGTCGTATTCGTTCAGCGGTAGGCCATACTGGGTGGTGAAGTGTGTGTTGATGGCGTTCATCTCTTCTTGTTTCCCACTACTGTTCCACGGACAAACCAAGGTCCGGTATAGTCGGCTACGGCCTGCTTGATTGCTTTATTGGCATTGCTGGTGCGCACGGTTACCCGGCGGATGCCGGTAGCAGGGCTGGCCGGGCTTGGGTCGGCGCGGAAGCGCAGGATTACGGTGTGGTTTGAGCACATGCTGTCTTTCCTTCTTCATAACCAATGCTGAGTTGGCACCATCGGGTTGCGCCCTGGATTTCGTTGCCGTCCATCGCAATCCATTCATTGCCGTCTGCATCCACGGCCGTGACACCAGGTTGCCAAGTATTTGGATTTCCCAGTTCGCTCATCCAGTCAGTGGGAATACCGTGATTCAGGATCACCACACCACCAGTCAATTGATTGAGCCGGCGGTAGCGGAAAGCTGCTGTGGTATTGGGTAGGGTTTGAAAACGGAACATATTCACCACTCCTCCATCATCATTTTCAGAACCGGACGCACCGGCTTGCCTTGAACGAAAGCCATCAAGCAGTAACCAGCAGTGGTTAGCAGCCATCCGGCCACGAAAAACACCACCAGACCGACCAGCATTCCGTAGACGTACACAATTGCTTCGATATCAGTCATGACAGCGCTACCAGGTAGGTTGTAGAGGGCGTGAAGCCATCAGTACCGCTGCCGATTTCGCACAGCTCGTCACGCTTGGTGCGACCAGTGCGTGCAACGATCCGGGCCTGGCCGCGTGGACGCTGGATCTCGTCACTGCCGGTTACCGAAGCACTGAACAGCGCCACTACAATCAGCAGGAGTTGCAGGCGGTGTAGAGCACCGACCTCGATCATCTTGTTGATCGCCACCACCACGTCGTCACAACCGGTCTTGAAGTAGATGCTTGTCCAGTACTGGTAGATGGTGTTCTTCGAGCAGTTGAGCTCGCGGCCCGCATCGGCAGCATTCAGCCCGTTGGCACGGCAGATTGCTGCACGGACCTCACCCGGGGTGAGCTTGCGGCCAGACTCCAGCAGGGTTGGTATGCCCTCCCAGTGACCGAGGGCGTAGCCGTTTTCGGTTCGTATGATCATGGTGGTGCCTCTGAAGCGCTTGGATAAAATAAAATTACCATCGGTATTATTATTGTTCAATACCTATGGTAATATTTATTTTGCTGATTCATGTTAGAGGGTTCGATAAGGTATGTGTTGCGCAGTAGGGAGTCGCGCATTCAAGACGTTCTAATAGCGAGCGGTCCCGCCGGCTGCAGGGAGGCTGTTTTGGCAGAAACAATGAAGTTTTCAGTCCCTATCCCAAAGGGGTACAGAATCTACTTTGGTAACTTGGACTTGGCTGGAATTGGGTATCGCAAAGATGCTGCACTTAAAGCCCTGAACTCCAGCAAGGCAGAGTTCATCCTGGAGCCTGAACCAGGTAATAAGCACGACAGCAATGCCATCATGGTCATCTGCAAGACGCATGGTTTTTTCGGGCTGACTAAGAGACGTCATATCGGTTATATACCGAAAGATGTGGCAGCGGTTATTGCTGAGCACGACATCAATGATCTTTTGTTCCGGCCCCGCAGTCTGTGGATTGGTGATCGAGGAGGGCTTGAGTTGTCCTTTGATTTGCTGGGTAGCAAAGAGCTTTACAGTGAGTTCTTCAGCAAAAGCTAGAGAGTTCAGTCCACCAAGGAGGATGAGTCATGGAATGGATTATCGGTGCGGTGGTCGTGCTATGGATTATCGGCAAGCTAGGCAGTGGCAAGGCTTCGTCGAATCGAAACGGGAAAACGAAGACCAGCAAAGCAGGGCGGCAGGTCGAGTTCAGTTTTAAGACCGTTGAGCGCACTGGCCAGCAAAGTAGCCTTAATAGCAAAAAAGAAGCGGACATTGGCCAGTGGGAATCAGAGCTCCGTTCCGTATGGACCGGCGATCCACTCCCGGTCACCTTCACCTACCACGGTGAACGGCGAAAGGTTCTGGTTAGAGAGGTTCTGCACCATCCGAGTGGCCATATCTTCATGCTGGGCCATTGTTCGTTTCGTGATGAAGACCGGTACTTCGATCTGGCCAAGCTGGAAACCATGATCCTGATGAAGAGCAAACGGTACGATGCTTATGACTGGCTGGTGCGTGTGCTGGGTGAGGATGCGGTGATGGGGATGGAGTTGGTGTTGTGATGGCTTCATGGTTAAGATATATGTTTACCAATAAGGGCTGGTTGTCTAGAATATGAGTAACTCGGAAGCCGATGAAGACAACAACGATATCATAGGCAAATGTTACCGCATCAAGTTCTGTGACGGGGCCTTGGAGTCGTTTCAGCAAGCACTCGGATCTATTAAGCAAAAGAGAAGAGATAGCTTGACCGCTCGCATAAAGACCCTGATTGAGAGGCTTGCTGATGGCATATGCTTGGGCTCTGAATCGGACGTAGCAGAAGGGCAGTTGCCGGACGGCAGTCGCTTCAGGGCATTGAAAAAAATTCCCATCAGGTGTTACTACTGGAAAAGCAGCACCTATGACGATGTGATATTCGTGAGTCATTTTATTTATAAAGACCAACAAAAGCTCGATAAGCGCACCACTGAGAAAGTTAGTAATAACTGGCGGCGCTACGAAAATTAGGAGTAATGGTCATGAAAAGTTTTTTTGAGAGCGTCCAAAATAAATCACATGCGAATCAGCGGCTTTTTGCACGCGAGCAGCTGATCATGAATGTTACCGAAGACTTACTGGTTGAGCTGGACAAGTCAGGCGTAACACGAAAAGAGCTGGCGCGCCGTCTTGGAAAGTCAAAATCTGCGGTCAGCCAGATGCTAGACGGTAACCGGAATATGACTCTTGGGTCTCTATCAGATATTTGCTTTGAAGTTGGCCTGACGCCGCGGGTGGTTGTATCTACTGATGCCAATCATCATGTATTCAAGAAAATGGACTGGCATTCAATGCCCAATATTGTCGAGTTTCAGCGCAAACCGCGAGCGGTCACTAAGACTGCGATCAATCATTCCAAGTGGGTAAGTTTTGGTGAGCGCGTAGGCGAAACATCCGACAGCAATACCCGGAGATGGGGATGAGTAAAAGCACAGTTGATGATTCGCTGTTGAAGCAATTATTTGATGATATGGCATTTCAAGATGTCAAAATGACGAATGGTATGTTTGAGGTCAATGGTCAGCCCGGTGAAAACGAAGACGTTATTATTCAGGGTTTTAACAGCCATTTAGCCTGCATACCATCAGATTTTGATGGCTTGGTGTTGTACACCTTTCGATATAGCTGTGGCGTGAGACTGGTCAGGAGCGATGAGGTGGGCGATGAAGACGCCTCGCCGTTTTTCGAAGTGATGGGTGAATTCGAGGCATCATACTTGGCCCAGCACGAATACGAACAACCTATCCTTGATGCATTTGGCCGAGCAGAGGTGGGTATGCAAGTGTGGCCGTACTGGCGCGAATTTGTGCAGTCAAGTGCAAATCGCATGGGTATTCATGAGCTTCGCATAGGTAGCTTCCCGCGCCCAGAGGTGCAGGCGTAATGCTTTCCGGTTTCATCTATCCGAGCCAATAAAAAGCCCCGCATCTGCGGGGCTTGGTTTAGTGTGACGCTGATAACAGTCTTAAGGAAGCTTCTGCCAGAAACTGGGATCGGCTTTTAAAGAGTTTGTTTTCGCTCACTGCTTTATCGATTTTAGTTACAAGTAAGTGGGGTAGCGTAATATTAAGCCGGTCTACTTGGCCCATATACTTGGTTAGATCGACCTCGATCATAAACCAGATTCCACCGGTGTATTCTTCATCTGAAGTGAGCTCATCGAGCTTTCTTGCGTGTGGAATTTCATCCCCATCTTCCATCATGCTCTCCAGGTGCAGGTCCATAGCTTCAGTTACGTTGCCAATGGCTTCCTCTAACGTATCACCTGCAGAAAAACAGCCTGGGAGATCAGGTACGATTACACCGTATGCGCTATCTCCCTCTTGATGGATCACCACGGGATACAGCATGTCTGTTCACCTTCTTAAATGAGGGCTTCTGCAGCCCTCCCTGACATGTCTAATAGATAACCGAGCTACTTGAGCCCGGCCTGTTTCAGGATGCTGTCAACCGTTTCGATTGGCAGGTCCTTTTTGGGGTGAGGCAAAGTGACCTTGCCTTCCTTTACTGGATGCTTGAGCTGGTGGTGTGATCCACGTGTTTTATGGATATACCAGCCGTCATCTTCCAGCTTCTTTAATAGATATCTGCTTTGCATTTGTGTGGCCTAAAGGGCGTACACAGGCTTCATTGACTAATGATACACACTGTACACATTGTATCAAGTCTTTTTGTGTAGGGTGTGTATTCATTTGCATAGGCTGGATAGCCCAGGCTAGGCAACAGTTAGCGATTTTTTTGGCACTATATGCTAACCTCAATTTATGGTTTAACTGGATATATATACATGAGTTTGGTATGGGAACTAAGTCAAAAATTGAATGGACTGAACAGACATGGAACCCCGTAACCGGCTGCACCAAGGTTTCACCTGGCTGTAAGCATTGCTATGCCGAGGTGATGGCCCATCGCCTGCAGGCAATGGGTGCGGCTGGGTACGAGAATGGTTTCAAACTTACTTTGATGCCTGAACGCCTGTCGCAGCCATTAAAGCGTCAAAAGCCCACTATGTATTTCGTGAACTCTATGAGTGACCTGTTTCACGAAGATGTTCCATTTGAATACATAGACCGGGTTTTTGAAACCATTCGCCAGACCCCACGGCACACTTATCAACTCCTGACAAAGCGCGCTGACCGCCTTGCTGATTACTTTTCAAGCCGTGGCAATGTGCCCGGAAATGCATGGATCGGTGTGTCTGTAGAAGACAAACAGTATGGTGTTCCACGTATTGATGCGCTTCGACAGGTTAAGGCCGAAATACGCTTCCTCTCTGTTGAGCCATTGCTTGAAGATATTGGTGAAATTGATTTGACCAATATTCATTGGGTTATTGTCGGCGGAGAGTCAGGAAAAGGCGCTCGCCCCATGAAACTGGAGTGGGTCGAGCGTATTCGTATTCAGTGTGAAAAAGCAGGTGTCGCCTTTTTCTTTAAACAGTGGGGCGGCTGGGGGGCTGATGGCGTCAAGCGCTCCAAAAAAGTTAATGGCCGCGAATTGAACGGCCGAATTTATGATGAAATTCCTATGTCAGAAGTGCTTTCCTGACTCCAGTATAGAGCCTTTTGGCTAGACCGAACGCTTTTGGTTGATCATTTGAGATTGCAAAGTATAGGGAAAAGTGGGGCACTCCACGGTTGTTATTTAAGCGTATAGGTGCCTCAACGTAAGGAAACATCTCCCGAAGACGATTCGTAACGTAACTCTCTAATCCATTTACATCTAGGTCCCGTGTCTGGTCTTCTTGGTGTTCATCAAATAGATCAAGGGCCATTGGCTTGGGGCTGCTATAAAAAACATCAAGCCATTGATCGTTACCTAATATGCGTGAAACAGCCTGTATTTTTCCATCATCAAGCTTGCTTTTCTTTGTGGCTGCATTTCTGAACAGGCCGGAAAGTGGAAAAAGGAACCAGACATCGATTGCGCGAGTATTGCGAATTGCTTCCAGAGTGCTCCACTCGAGCTCCATACCGTATGGGTCCAAAAAGAGGACTGCTCTATTGTATCGCCAATCAATGGAGTTGCAGAGTTTTCTAACTTCCTCGTTAGCATCTCCGAGGTATAAATCGATTTTTTTCTCTGGATTATTATCTCGAATATTTTCTAAAGCTTGGAAGTGTGATTTTTTTAACTCTATAAAATGATAGTGATGGAATCTTTCCTTCAGTGCGATCTTCACTGATCCTTCCATCTGTACTACTTCTTCGTCTTCAGTAAAAAGGTCGGCTTCTTTTTTAAATGATTGATTACCTGTTCCTGCAAAACTATCAATATAATGAAGTGTTAGCCTTTGGTTTTTCATTGCAGTTGTGTAGCACTGAATATAGGCTTGGAGTAGGTCCAGCTTTGTTCTAGTCCACCCCCCGCCAAAGAAGTGATCACTCATAAACAGTCCTTTTGTCCTTGAGCGCGACTTCCAACTGCGCTAATTGATGTCAATACTCTGATTAAAGATTACGCGAAACCAGCTTCTTAACCTCAGCAATCACCCGCAACTGCCGAGCGTTGTGCGCCGACACGATCTCATCGGTATAGGCCGGGTCGTCCTTGTTGTCACTTGAGATCAGCCAGCTGCCATCCATCTTCTTGGTGAAGCGTTTCACCTTCAGCTCACCATCGAACTCGAACGCATAGATCTTGCTGCTGGTCAGGCGGGGCACGTAGGTGTCTGCCAAGACTTCATCACCGCCCCAAAGGGTCGGCCACATTGAGTCACCACGGATCTTGATGATGCGTGCGTTATTGGGCTGGATATCGTGTGCGTCCAGGTCGGACAAGCTGATATCTCGATGTCCATCATAGAAATCTTCCATGCTCTGAGCGGCAGCGCCTTGGCCGGCAGAAAACTCCTGATCCATCACAGGAACTGATGCTGTCATCAACTCTGATGCAACGCTGACGTCAGAAAGAATGTGGTTTTCTCTAGGCGTTGTATTCGTGGCATCAGAGACGGATTGGCCAGCCCGTATCATGCTCTCGATCTCAAGAGCGAGAGAGGGGCTGAAATCGCTAACTTTTACCTGCAAAACTGAAGCAAACTTTGTTGCGGCCTTAGCGTTCAGGCGGTTGTAGCCATTTAAGTAATGACTGACAGCGCTCTGACCCATTTCCATGGCATCAGCCAACAGCTCTTGGTTGAGTCTTAACTCAGCCTTTTTGCTGTTCCAAATTGCTTTGAGCCTGTCGTTGTCGGCTCTCTCTTCTGGCGGCAGCGGCCGCTTGCTTTTGCTCATTGATGCAATTTATTACCGCAGGTTATATATCACAAATACCATCGGTATTGACTTGATTAACACCTATGGTAATAATTGTTCCGTTGTGTAATTGGAGCTGGGTGATGAAGCGCAAAACTCTTTCAGAATTTGTTGATGAAGTCGGGCAGACAGAGGCCGCAGCCGCTCTTGGTTGCACTCAGGGCGCAATCAGCAAAGCCCTTCGTCAGAAGCGAGAAATATCTGTCCTTATCGAAAGCGACGGCACCATAAGTGGGCAAGAATTTCGGCAGTTCCCCGTATCAACACGTGACGGACAACCTGCCGCATGACCCCCGATCTGGACCCAGTATCCCTGTTCGGGACGGTCGTTTTTATCTATTGGCTAGGGTGTGGATTCATACAGTAGCGCGGTGCCTTTGACCGGCACTTCCTTTCGCCGGTCATTTTTTTAAGTGTCTTCGTGGAGGTCGCTGAAGAAGGCTGAACGGAAGAGGCGAACCGCTTATTGAGTTCGCCCAACATGATTGAACAAAGGGGGTGAAGGAGATGGACAACCAATTAATAGACAGCGAGAACTGCATGCTGAACAACGAGTCCACGACAGCCTTGACGGTTGAGCAAAGCGCAGCGTTCGCGAAGGCAAAAGCAGCGCTCATTAAGGCATTAAACCTGTGTGATGGATCGGTTAGCGAGCCTCTACTGGAACTTTCCATCCGTTCATTTCTTGGGAAAGGATGAAGCGAATGTCCTCATAGGGCATCGAGCGAACCTGAGAGACAGGCCATGAAAACTTGTGCACCAGGTAGAACACGATTGCATCAATGCCTTCCAAGTCTTTGTAGCCTTCGCGCTCAGCGATGTGGTCGCCAAATACTGCGAGGTGATAGGCCAAGTTGCCTTCGGTCTCATGAAGGTTTCTCCAGATCGAGTATTTCTCTTGTTTCGAAGTCATCAAATTACTCCTGTGGTGGGGTGACGTGTTGCAACTTCAATCTATCACGGGAATCCCGTTGCCGGCAGCGGGTTATCTGTCGGCCTGTTCACAGCGTCTTGCATCAGGACTTTGTGAAGAGCTGACAGGAGATCCAGCTTAGTCGCTCGGCAGGGATTGCCGGGTGCCCCGAATGTATGTGAGCGACCCGGCGGCAGGGGATATATGCCGACTGGCGAATAGCTGTGAAGTCGGTGGCCAGACATGAAACAACCAGGCAGCAGCAGAGTGATGGTGACTCCTTCGGCCTAATCCGTGCCAGGCGCTCTCCTGAAAACGTCGGTAACACAGTGGCAGCTGGGCCATGCCGGTGGTGAGTAAGGTCGCTGACAGTCGGGAAAGACCGGCTACAACCGACCAGCACCTTCAGCTGCTTTTAACGTCTCGGGCAGCAAGGGAGTGAGGGTGCTGCTCAGTTGTGACTTGGACCAGGTTAACGGTCGTTTCGATGTTGATACCCGGGCTGGATTGAAAGAAGCCCGAGAGGACGGTGATCAGTACAAGGGTGTTCAGTTTTGAGTGGTGGTTATGTCGCTTGGCCATTGGGCTCTCCTTGGTAGCAGTTGGATGACTGAACGGTATCAAGGGGAAAGCGAGGCCGGAATCAAGCGGCTGTGTATAGAGAGGCTATACACGGAACAGTGAAAGCAACGTGTGCTGTTTCAGCACTCTGATCGAGAGAAGGCAATGGCGTATTCAATCAACACAAATCCCACATGCACCTGCAGCGTCATGCAGTTTGGCTGCCGGATGAAGAGGCTTGGATAGATGCAGTACACATTGTCCATTAATCAAACGAAGGCGCTGGAGTGGGGCTTGAATGCCCAGCAAGCGGTGCTGTTTTCGTTTGTGTATGAGTGCCCCAGCTGGTGCAAACCGGTGACCAAGGGGGACGCGGTGTTCTATGCGCTGAGCAAGCAGAAAATTATCGATGAGCTGCCATTGCTCACCGACAAGACCGACACGGCATACCGTTTGCTGAAGCAGCTGGCCGCTAAGGGTGTCATTGAGGTGTCCCACACGAACAGCATCACGCTGGTGCGTCTGACGGACATCGGGAAAAGCTGGAACCATGATCACACTGGGTCGGAAAAATTTCCGAGCAAGGGTCGGAAAAATGTCCGATCCAAGGTCGGAAATAAATCCGAGGCAGGTCGGAAAAAAATCCGATCCGGGTCGGAAAATTCTCCGACAAATCAAGATACCAGTAATCCAGTTGATGCTGGCGCATCCAGCCGCACATCGTTTCCTGATCACTCGCCTGGCGAAGCAACCGAACATGAACACCACGAAGCGATTTTTGGGCATGTGGACTCAGGGCCATCCGTTCCATCCAGCACGAGCACGGATCGCAACAGCTTCGCTATGCACTGGCAGTGGATGCCGTCTCCGTGGTTCTCGGAGCGCTACCGCACTGCAGGCGTGAACCTGTCCAGCCTGGAACCTGCCCAGCAGGAGAGCATTCTGGGTGAGTTCCGCAGCTACTGGGAAGCTTCCGGCCGTGAGTTCAATCAGGCTCAGTGGGAACACAAGCTGCTGCGCCAGCTACTTCAACGTGTGCCGGCCAGTGCAGGGGCTGCGGCTAATCAGTCGCGCCAGCAGAGGCGAGCAGACCTGTCGGCGTCGGTTATGGATATCGAAGATACGAGCTGGGGGGATTGAACGTGAGTGAAAAACAGAAACGCATCATCAATGACCAGAACGAAGCGCTGAAGAAAGCTCACCGGGCGCTGGCTGAAAATGGCCAGAAAGCGGCTGATTCGTTGCGAGCCTTTGCTGAAGCCGCATCTGAAGCGGTCAACAAGATTGAAGCCGGGTACCCACACTGTGCCGCGCGCCAGCTGCGGGAGCTAATCAACGACCTGAATAAAGAGGCCCCCAATGACTGTCACTGATGGGCTAATTACTGAAGCGGACCGCCTGGCTGTGGTCGCCGGCATTCTGGAAAGCACCATTCCTGCAACCACACGCGGCCTGATCGATGTTGCACAGAAGATGGGTGTTCCATCAGAAGCCATCCTTGAAGCTGCAGACGGCCACAACCAGGGCGCTTTGATGGAAACCGACGTGTCAGTCGTTATTCGGGGGTATTTGGGTGAGTGTGGTTGATCAAAACGTAGTGCACGGCATTGATGTGGTGGCGCTGGTTAAGAAGCTACGCGCGATTCCAACCCGGCATGACCGCAAGCAGACGTTTATGTGGGAAACAAGCCGCCTGAGCCCGATGAGCCGTTCTGAGGTTGAGAAGGCTATGCGCAAGAAGTGGGAGGAGGGCATCCGGTGAGTGATTTGGTAATAGGTATTGATCCGGATTCCAAGAAAAACGGGATCGGTATTGTTCAGGACGGGAAACTGGTTGATCTGAAAACCATGGATTTCTTCGACCTGCAGGAATGGACCATCGAGCAGCACCAGGCTGGCGCCCACTTTGCTGTTGAGGATGTGCAGGCCAATAAGGCGACCTATGGCCGGAAGATTCAGCGCGGATCTCGCCAGAAGGAGCAGGCCCAAATGAATTGCATCAGCCAGAAGGTGGGGCGGGTAAAGCACAGCGCCGAGCTGATTGTGATGTGGCTGGAGCGTATCGGCGCCAGCTACACCCTGGTTAAGCCTCTGGGTGGTACCGCCAAAGCGGCGAAGCGTAAGGCTGACTTGTTCAAGAACCTGACCGGCTGGGAAGGGCGCAGCAACGAAGACACCCGCGATGCCGCCATGCTGGCGCTGTCAGTGACACGGAGGCAGCAGCGTGCAAAAGCGTAAATTGAAGAACCGGCCGCTCCAGATCGAGGCCCCCAAGGGCGCCCGATGTGACCACTGTTTCGGTACAGGTGTAATTCGTGGCGCAACCTCTGAATACATCTGCGGCCACTGTGGTGGTTTAGGTCTGAGTGAGGTTCAGCAGGACTACTTCGCTGATTTGGCTGATGGCCTGGCCAGTGCATTGATCACGACGCGGCGTGACCTGGCAGAGCTTAAGCGTCTATTCGCCAAGGTGGCACCAGAATCACGTATCGGAAGCAAGATTGATTGAGGGGGATGTATGGCAGTAACCAGGAAAATGCGTAGCCGGATCGATAACCTGCTGACGGTGTACCTCAATCACCTGGAGCGCCACGAAGGAGGCTGGCACGGTGAAAATGATCTGCACCGGCTCCAGGTATGGAAGGGTGATTTGCCGCCGGCGTCTGGTATGGATACGTCTAATGACTTCATGATTCAGGCCGCTGGCGCCACACGAGAGCGCCACGCAGAGCTGACAATCATCCAATGGCTGTTGGGAATGCCGGAGCCGTGTAAGGATTGCGGGAAGGGTAATGAACCGGTCTGCGGGACGTGTTCAGGCCTGGGCGTGACAATTCGGAAAGGGCAGATCAAGCAGGAGTATTCGCTGGTGCTGCTGGCGCAGCGTTACTGGCAGCAGGATCCGGCGCATGTGGTGTGTGGGCGTTTGGGGCTTAAATCAGAAAAACAGATGGAGGGGCGCTTAAGTAGAGCTCGGGAAGCGCTTGCGATAGAGCTTTGCAAATATGATGAGCTGAAACGGCTAATACTGCTGGCTAGTAGCGCTAGTGCCCGAATTGCAGAAATCGCGACAGTTTGAGTCGATTATGATCACTTAAGATCGCGTCATATGTATTTGATGGATTGAAGATGAGTCATTGTGTCACTCGCGGGTTGTAGCCCCACAGCATGCGACCCAACATCCCGGGGCCGAGCCCAATTATAAAACCACCACGTAGACCAAAAACCAGAGCCCAGAAAAGACGGTAATCCCAAGTTTCAGGAATTGCAGAAAGTACATCCTGACTGGAGATTGAAGGTGAACTATTGCGAGCAGGGGCGCGGAGTAAAAGCTCGATGAAGTGCCCAGCTTCGGGGGCTGAATAGTAGAGCAACAAGGTAAGTGTTACCAGGTACCACCCGATCAAACCACCCAGCCGGGCACTACGTGCATACAGGCAACTGCCAACCATCAAGATTATAAACAGGAAACCGCTGTTAGCATGAAAGACCAAAATGGTTGGTATGGTCAGGATTACGGAAAGCTTCCAGTAGTAGGGCAGGGCGAGCATCTTGAATGTATCAATCAGATGGTCGATGAATTCCACATTGATATCATCGTAGCGCAT